TTTTTATGGGATATGTTATGGGCGGTACAAATGAAGTGGCAGGAACTCTGACATTGTTTAAAGGTAGAATGACAAGTCTTATTATAAATGATGACCCTACTGGGTCTACAGTTACCATAGATGCTGAAAATAGATTAGTAGACTTGGATAGACCATCTAACTTTAGATATACAAAAGAATCACAAAACTTTTTACACTCAGGCGATACTGGTTTTGATCGTGTTTCAAGCTTGCAAGACAAGCAGATAGTATGGGGTTCATCACATACTGGGTCAGGAAGTATAAATGATAGTGGTACAGGTACAGGACAAAATAGACATGCTGGCGGTGGTGGTGGTAATGGAGCAGGTAAACAGTGAAAAAACTACCTAACTGGCAAGCCATGTTTGATTCATTTGTTGAGAACAACAACTTTCCATTTGAATGGGGAAAAAATGACTGCTGTAAATTTAGCAACGCACTTATAAAACAGATTACAGGAAAAGATTTAATACCCAAGAAACTTAAATGGCATGACGAAGAAAGTGCTATGAAAGCTATAGCGTCTTATGGTGGGGACATAGAAACCAGCATAGAGAAAGCTTGCAACGAAAAAGGTGTTGGGGAAATAGACAAAGCATTTATGACCTGTGGTGATCTAGTTGTTTATAAACAAAATGATTCTTTGCTTGTAGGCATGTGCAATGGTTTTGGAATACTTACACCTACTGATGATGGCATTAATGTAGTTGCAAATTCATTGGCTCTAAGAGTATGGAGATTTGATTAATGGCTAAATCTATAAAAGCCGCAATAGTTGCAACATTTATTGTAGTAACTGGCGGTGCTGCAGCAGCATATTTTAGTACTATGGGCATGACTGTAGGTTTTGCAGGTTCATTTGCATTTGCTATGGAAACTTATGCAGTTTTTACATTCACTTCAACTTTAGTTGCAAGTGCAATCGGTGGAATGACATCAAAAGGTATAAGTGCTTCTGCAGGCAATTTTTCAAATAAATTTGCAACTCGTGCGCCTTTAGTACCAAGACAAATTGTTTATGGTGAATGCAAGATCGGTGGGACTATTGCACATATAGAGTGTACTGGTGAAGATAATTTTCTTTTACATATGGTGGTAGCTTTAGCAGGACATGAAATTGAAAGTCTTGAAACGCTAAGAATTAATGATATAGATACGACCACCACCACATCTACCATAAGTGGCTCAACAGTTCATACAATCACAAATGACGACTTCACAAATACAGAAAATGAAAACAATTTTGGCAGTGGCGCACTAGCAAGATTTACATTCCAAGACGGAAGTCAAACAGCAGTAGATGGTTTTATGGATGCACAGCTTGTAAGCATGACTACAACAGATAAATTTTTAGGAGTCGCATATGTCTATATACAAATGGTATTTGATGCAGAGAAGTTTGGTGGCGGAATGCCTAGTCTGTCTTTTTTAGTAAAGGGTAAAAATGTATATGACCCAAGAACAGGCGCAAACGCAACTACAGACTTGCAGAGATCAAATCCTGCTTTAATTATCAGAGATTATTTGACTGACACAACATATGGTCTTAAAGCAAAAGCATCAGAAATTAATGACACAACAAATGCAGGTGGCACAGCTTCTGCAGCAAACACTTGTGATCAACAAGTAACCTTAGCTGACGGCTCAACACAAGAAAGAAGATATACAGCTAACGGATTTACAAACTTTAGTGCTAATGGTAATGGTGTTTTTGAGTCTGTTCTAAGCTCTATGGCAGGCAAGATGTCTTATGTAAATGGACAATTCACATTATTTGCAGGCGCATCACAAACACCAAGTTTGACAATTACTGATGATGAGCTTTTAGCACCTATATCAGTTTCTACAAATTCTTCAAGTGGTGATTTATTTAATTCTATAAAACCCATATATGTTGATGCTGCAACAAATTATGTAGCTACTGATGCAGAAGTATACCAAGACTCTACATTCTTAAGTGCAGACACGCCAAGCGGTGAAAGCACAGCAAACTATGTCAAGCAAATGGAAGTACAATTGCCGTTCACAACAACAGACACTATGGCTCAAAGGTTGGGTCGCATAGCCTTAAAAAGTCAAAGACAAACCGCTTCATTATCTGTCTTAGTCAGCTTGCAATTTATGAGATTGCAACCCAATGATTGGGTTTATTTAACAAATGAAAGGCTTGGTTATACACAAAAAACATTTGAAGTTTTATCTACTAACATGGAAGTTATACAGGATGATGATGTTCCAGTAATAGCAACACGATTAGATTTAAAAGAAGTAGAAGCTGCAGTATTTAATTTTGCAACAAATGACTACACCACTGGTCAAGCAGAAGGTTCTGCAGTATCAACAGGAACATATGCTGTAAGTCCACCATCAAACCTTTCTTTATCACAACAAAATAATATAGATGGCACTACAAGCAAGATTGAGATTCTTGCCAACTGGACAAACAACACAAACGACAAAGTTACACTTACAGAAATTGCTTATAAATTAAGCACAGACAGTAACTACACATCTGACTTTACAGTGGGCAAAAGAGTTACAAGAGCAGCAATTCCAAATGTTGTGGTTGGCAAAACATATAATGTAAGGATTAGACACATTGATGTTAATGGTGTAACTAGCGTCTATACAAGCGCAGTCAACATAACGATAGCTGTAGCATCATCAGCACCAGCAACGCCTGCAAGCCTTTCAGTAACGACAGGCAGGCTTAACATGTTAGTGTCTTGGACTAACCCTAATTCATCAGACTTTAGAGCAGTCAAGGTATATAGAAAAACAGCCAACAGCACACCAACAGACGATACAGATTTGGTAGACACGATAGGTGGTGAGCCTAATAAAATATCTACAACATTATTTGGAGATCAAGACGGCTTAACTGCAGGCACTACTTATTACTTTTGGGTTAGGGCAGTCAATCATTCAGATCAACACTCAGCATTTAGTAGCTCAGAAGCAGGCAACTTTATCAAAGCTGTTCCTGATGGAACTATAGATACATTACAACTTGCAGCAGATGCAGTAACAAATGCCAAGATTGCAGTCAATGCTATACAGGGAGATGTTATTGCCGCAGGTGCAATCGTTGAAGATAAGTTAGCAACAAATGCAGTAACGGCTGACAAAATAGCTGCAAATTCAATAACCTCTGCTAAGATAGTTGCAAACACTATAGTTGCATCTGACATAGCTACAAACACTATTACAGCTACACAGATACAGGCAGGAACTATTACGGCAGATGAACTAGCGGCTGATTCCGTAACAGCTTCTAAGATAACAGTATCAACACTTGCGGCGATTACTGGTAACTTAGGGACACTCACAGCAGGGACTATTGATGCAAGCAATGTAACAATAACTAATCTAGTTGCAACCAATATTTCTAGTGGCACTCTTAATGCACAATTAATTAATTTAAATGGCTCTACTCTATCAGCAGATGGTTCAGGTTTAAAAATTACAAGTAATGGTGTTACTGTAGGTGAGATAGGAACAAGGGCTGTTGGTTCATTTGGATTAGACGGTAGCTCAGGAACAGCAGCTTTCGGTGATGGAAGGTCAAGCACTAATTTTGCTGATTTAATAACTGTTACATTTACTTCTGCAGAAGCAGGCACTTATTTAGTAGTGGGTAATTGCATGGTCGGTGGCACATTCAATACTTTAACAGTTTTGAACTCTAGAATTATGATAGATTCAACGCAAGTTGCAGACTATACATCTCCTGCAGGTGGCGCAGCAATTCAACCAGTCATACTTTCAGGAAAAATAACACTCGCTGCAAACACTTCATATGTTGCCAAACTGCAAGGACAAGTAACTCAAGATAATACAACACCAAGCATATTCGGATTCTCAAGAAGAATATCAGCACTACACCTTAACAAACAATAATGCCAATATACGCAGCAACACCTGATAACCCTTTGACCACAACTCAAAGAATAAGAAATAATAGACTTTATTTGTTGCAAGCTTGTGATTGGACAGTAGCAACAGACAGCCCTTTATCAGACAGCAAGAAAGCTGAATGGAGAACTTATAGGCAAGCGCTCAGAGATTTACCAAGTAGCTACACAGATAGTGATAACTATTCTGATGTAGTATTTCCAACAGAACCATCATAGGAGAATAATTATGCAACATGACGGAAGATTTCAAGGCGACATGGATAGAAACGAAGTAGAAATGGACTTAAATAAGTTCATGGCTATGGTAGAAGAAATCGGTTCGCTAAAAGATAAAATTAGAGACTTAGAAGATGAGTCAACCAAGAACCCACATCAAAGATGGATATTCTTAGCACAAGCAGTAGACTCTTGGAGAATATTTCCTAGAGCATTCTTGAGCATCTATATGTATCTGCTTTACTTTACTACCTTTTGGTTCATGGATTTAGAATCACCAACCTTTGAACAAAGTGGTCTTATATCAATAGTTGTTGGTGCAGGCGCAGCATGGTTCGGACTTTATGCAGGAACTAATGGTGCAAGTAAGAGTTTTAAAGGTGAGGATAAATAACAAAAACGCTACAAAGCCCATAACTTCGTTAATGGTAAGCCTTAGCTTGGTTAAGCAAAACGCCGTCAGCGCAGCGACAGTGCGCCGTATTTATGAATATTATTAGATTTATTGAAGATGTAGGCTTGCCAATAGCAGGCGGCATTATTATGGGATATTTTATATTTCTTATAATGAAGCAACTTATGAGCAATCTTGTAAATGATATAAAAGGCGTGCAAGCAATAACAAAAATGCTAATTACTAGAGCATCAATAATGAACAATGACATGATTAGAATAGACACAAGTGTTTCTAGTGCTTTAAATTTGCCGCCCGATCTTGATCGTATCGCAAGAGCAGAAAACTTTGTTGAAGATGGCAAAATTGATGCAAGGCGTGATTAATGGATATTGTAGCCTTAGTTGATAAGTTTGGTTTTACCTCAGTTATGGTAATCGGATTAGGTTATTTTGTTTATTATGTTTGGCAAACAATAACTAATACCATTGACCCTGCTGTTTCTGAAATGAAAAAAACTATTATCAGGCTAACTGACCAATTAAGGCTCTTAGATCAAGATATGATACGATTACAGCAGAAAGTGAATACTGTTTTAGAAATTAAAGAAAACAATGATAGAGAAAAAGATAGAAAAGATTGCTAGTTTAATTGCTGAGTCTATGGTCTGGATATTTAGTCTTTTTATTGTGGCATTTATTTTATTTGCAATTTTTTACATAGGCTCTGCACAAGCAGACCAAATGACACATAAATTCAAAAGCCCTAGCTTTAGCGGGGTCAACACAAGCAGTCATTATTTTACAGCAGAGAACCAAGAGTTTAATAGAAAGAAAGCTATCAAAGATGAGATGAAAGCTTATCAAGAAGAACTAGCAAGAGAAGCAGACAACACAACTCTAGCAAGATTTATAAGAAATTTAGAAAGTCGTATATACGCACAGTTATCAAGGCAACTCGTTGAGAATTTGTTTGGGGAAACTGCTAGTACAGAAGGTACTATTGAGTTAGAGGGTAATACAATTACCTATGAATCGGATGGAGAATATATAACATTAATAGTTACAGATGCAGACGGCAACACTACAGAGATCACTTTGCCTATTGGTTCTTTTACTTTCTAGCTGTGCTTCAATACAAGTTGAAAAACAATTAGCTAAAAATTTACTTAATAAAGAAACCAAATACGCAAGCATTCTAGATATTCAGTCAGAAGAACTGAAAGATGTTCCTTTGCCAAAAAGAAAACCAATCATAGCCGTTTATCCAAATAGCTTTACAGATCAAACAGGACAAAGAAAAAGCAACAGTGAGTTTGCTCTTTTCTCAACAGCAATAACACAAGCGCCAAGCTCTTTGTTGTTAAGGGCTCTTAAGCATGCAGGCAATGGTGAGTTTTTTAGGGTCGTTGAAAGGGTGGGGCTAGACAATCTAACTAAAGAGCGACAGCTTATACGATCTGCTAGAAAAGAATTTAATCAAGATGATATACAACCTTTGTTGTTTGCAGGTCTTATTCTTGAGGGCGCAGTAATATCTTATGACTCTAATGTAAGGACAGGTGGTGGCGGTGCTAGATACTTAGGTATAGGAAAAACTGTTTCTTATAGAGAAGATATGGTCAATGTAAGTTTGCGCATGGTTTCTACTGCTACTGGTGAAATATTAGTAGAAGTTTTATCGCAAAAAACTATTTTTAGCTATGCAAACAGTGATGATGTTTTCCGTTTCATAGAGCTAGGAACAGAGCTAGTTGAATTAGAGTTCGGGGTGACTTACAATGAGTCAACCACTATTGCCTTAAGCAAGGCAATTGAGAGTGCAGTATTGGAACTCATTAACATTGGTTATGAGAGAGGGTTTTGGAAATGAATAAATATTTTTATATTTTTCTCATTATGCCCATGATAGCAAACGCTGCAGATAATGAGATATATGTAGATCAGTCAGGCGCTACAGCAAACATAGATGTTGAACAACTTGGTTCAGGAAACATTATAGGCGGTACAAGCGCTGCTGCTGGTAGCATGACGCCGTTAGACCTTGACGGTGCAAGCATGACTTTGGACATCAATCAGATAGGCAACAGTAATAAATTTCTAGGAGACATCTACGCTGATTCCTACACTGGTTTCTTTGAATTTACTGGCGATACGAATACTTTCAACATGCAAACTGATCCAAATAATACTTTTGGTGCTGATTCCTCTAATGTCAATGTGCAAGTTACAGGCTCAGGAAATACATTTACTCTTAATCATGCTGTAGCGGCTTTGGCTGCTACCCTAGACCTAGACTGGACTATTCAAGGCAGCAATAATACTATTACCTCAGCTATTGACTATGATGGTGGAACAAATTTCATGGACATAGACGGCTCTGACAATACCGTTACCTTTGATGGGGATGGATATGCAGGCGGTTATTTTTATTTAGATCATACTGGTGGAAGCAGAACATTTAATGTACAGCAACACAGCACTCAAGATAACGATTGGCTTAAGATTACTAGCGTGGGTTCTAGTGGCACTGTTTGTGTCATTCAAAACGATCAAGGCACAAGCACAAGCTGTTAATATTGGCGATATATCTGAACTGTCAGGCAACGCACAAGTCTTAAGAGACAAAACATATGATGCAGACTTAAAGTTTGCAATACAACAAAATGATGAAGCCGTTACATCTAATGGCAGAATGGCTATTACCTTTCTTGATGATTCAACAGTAAGACTTACTGAGCATTCTAAACTTA